TAATGAATTTTATAAAGCTAAACCGGCTTATTTCTCTTTCCTCTTTTTCTCTATTGGCGCTATTGATCATAGTACTTGCCATTTCAGCCATCCGGCGCTCATGTTCTTCTGCTCGTTTGATGTCAGCATCAATGTTTCGCATTTCCTCAAGTAAGGCATCATAATTCTTTTTTTCGTCATCTGATAAATTTCGCTTTGCATCTTTTGCGCCTTTAATCAATTCCTGAGCACGCTGCCATACATCTTGTTTCTGCGAGCGATATTCATTTGAGGTTTTAACAAAAGCTACTGCACCGGCGGTGGCAAGGCCGATGATCCCCATCCCGTTGGCGGGTTCCATTTCAAACATTGAGCATGCTATTACTGTAAGTAGCACTATGCTCAACACACCCAAAATTTTAATACTGCGTTTCATTTTAAATAATTTTTTTAGTGAACAATATTTTTAATACAATTTCAATTCAGCTTCAAAAAGATCGGTTAAAATTTCATCATTCAATTGAGCGTCACGCTCTGCTCTGTATTGCGTTTCATTCTGATGCAACGAATTCAAAAAAACATCCGTGTCAGGATAAGCTGGGAAAGTTACCGGGCCAACATCGCGAAGCTCGCCTACCTCCATTACTTCCCTTTCTTCTTCAGCATCCTCCCCTTCGAGCTTGCGCCATAACACCTCTTTTACGGTAAATGAAAAAGAGCTTCCTACAATATCACCTCGCCTGATCGATTCTAAAAGGTTATCCCCGTTAGGGGACTGGGGAGCATCAAATTCATAACGCAAACCAATTTCATCAACACTTAATTTCAATGTACCCTTGTTTCTTGCAAGTATTAAATTTGTATCGTGATTGAAAAGGCAGGCAGTATCTCCCCCCAATACTTTATCAAATGCCCTTTGATTAATTTTTTCACGAAACCATCCCCCGTCAAGAGGAAGCGAGGCTTTATTGAAAACAGCAGCATAGCCGGATATTTTTCTGCTATCTGCATTTTCACGAGCTTCAAGTTTTACTTCACCTGTAATATATCGCCTTTCAAGTTTACTCATTGATTGTTTTTTTTGATTGTTTTTTATCCATTTTTGATTTGAAATAATCGTTTGCCAGACTAGCAGGCACCATGTTCAGTGGTACGTACTTTTCATCTCCACCCTCAAAGCCATTCATATTTTCGTTACGCAAAGCGTCGTTGGGAGAAATTGCGCCTATGTTGAACATCAGGCGATTGAACTCCGCCCGGCTTTGTGCATCGCCCCTCAGCAAGCCATTTACATTTGATGCCAAAGAGTTTCCGGTTAACTTCCTGTTCCCATCTCACAAGCCAGGGGCGGAGAGTATATTGGACAAACTCAATGCTCTGATGCTCAATGTTGTTGTTTGTCGAACGCTCCAAATCACCGATCATATGCGGGGGCACCCTGAAAATTCGAGCGATTTCATTTAACTGGAACCTTCTTGATTCGATGAATTGGGCATCCTCTGGGGACATACCCACTTCTTTAACATCAAGGCCCATATCCAATACCGCAACTCGGTTCATGCCATCTGTACCTCCGTATGTGCTCTCCCAACTTTTTCTGATTTTTTCCACAGTAGGCGGCTTAACTTCGCCAGGATGCACGAGTGCAAGTCTTTTTGCTCCACCACTTTTGAAAACTCCGGCGCCAAATTGCTCTAAGGCCAATGCCGTACCGATATTTTCACGTGCAACGGTAATGGGGGATTTGCCTTTGAGCCCATCGAAACTTAATGCGGGGATGTGCAAAATTTGCCACGACGGGAGAGGCGTTTCAATGCCGTTGATTTTATAAAACATCTCCTCACCATTTACCACCACCTGGTGAACAACATCTCTGGGATGGATGGGATTAAGGGCAATGGCCCGGCCTCCGTTGTTGCGGATAATCAAAGCATATGCATTACCCCAAAGGCACAAATGCGCTTGCAATGTTTCCCGCCAGATGAATGATGTCATAAACCGGTTTGGTGCATCGTGCAGTAAATTGTAGTAGTCGTGCGATACTGCTTTTACTCTGTCTCCATTTGTTTTTTTTTCGTAAACAGAAAATGGCAACGAGGCTATTGCCTCCGACAAAACCCTTGTGCATGCCCAAACCGCTGAGAGAGTACTTGCACTTTCTTCTGAAACTTTTATTCCTGATTTTGTTTCCCCTCCAAGGGCTTCGATCAGCCAGGGCTTTGGATAATCTAATTTTGAAGTCAGTTCACGCAATTCGCCTTCTACCCGTTTATCGGATGATTCAACTTCAAAAAATGACCTACCAAATATTTTATACTTTTTCGTTGCCATTTGCAATTTTTGCAATCAGGCAACAAAGGTAATATGCAAATTATGCATTTGTCAATGTAACAATGTTACATTTTTTTACTATTTATAGTAATTTATTTTCAATCTAAATAAGTAAGCAAAGAAAAACGGGGCATAAAACACCGGCATCCGTTATCGGGCATAATAACCGGCAATCTGGTTAAGCTCCCTTCTTGTTTCCATATTTTTAACATCATGCCAATTCCCTTTGTATTCAAATTCCCATCGTCCTAAATCAATATTGTTGTCAGGTTTACGGATGCATCTATAATTACGCCCGTTAAAAGCGTGCATATGCAAGCCGGGGCTTTGTGGCTCGTTTGAAAATAGAGTTAGTTGCTTAGTAATAATCATCGTTCAAAATTTTGTGGTTAATAAATCCGGGCCTGATTATGTACGCGAGCAGTTAGCAATAAGCGCAAGGCGCTACGTTGAAATATTATTTGTTTTTTTTATTCGTTCCATTATTTTCTATTTTTCAATCTTTTTTCAGTTGCTTCTTCTCTGATTTTTTTTCTGTATTCTAATTCTTCAAGGGCCTTAATATCTCCAGACCTTGCCATTTCGAACAATTTTAAATCAATTACAAAGTCGGACATATCTCTTCCTTTTTGTAATAATTTGGATAAATCAGAATTTTTATCCTTTATTTCCGTTTCAATTTCCGTTTCAGTTAAGCCCAAAATGTTTGCAATTTTTAAAGCATCGTAATTGAATACTCCAAAATTGATAATTTGCTCTTCGTTTTCTTTTAAAATCCTCATTTCTTTAAATTTAAAGTGTCAATAATCCATTCTTTGTGAAAATTATAAGTTATTTCATTATCTTCTATTAAGTACTGCTCAATCCTGGCGTTATCAGACAAATTCCCACTCCCTTCAAAAACAATAAATCTGGAATCCTTTGTTTTTGCAATAAAAACTTTCGCATGATTTACAGCAAAAGAAACTTCAACATTTTCTTTTTTATTGCCGTACATAACTAACTCTTCAGCCCATCGTTCATATTGTTTGTTTTCCCTAAAAAAAGATGAAAGCAAAATTCCACATTTTATATTTCCAGCATCAATAATTGATTTCAGTTTGTTAACGGATAATTGATTCATCCGATAAACAGCAATATAAATCTCAACTAACTCATATTTTTTAAGCAAATATTCAATTACAATAATAGCGTTGAATGATTGCATTGTAACCATTCTGTATTGAACATTTTTAGGTAAATCATTTCCAATAATGTCAATAAAATTTTTAGTTTTTTTGCAAATAATCTCATCATATTTAACTCTTTGCAAATAATCCTTTTTAGTTTCTTTTTTTTCGTTTAAATCGTACCACGGCATATTTTTTAGATTTTTTATCCTTTTGTTTTTTATTATAATTTTTTATCGGCAAGTTAGGCGTAATGCTAAGAGTCGCTACTATCATCATCCTTCTCGTTCTCGATACACCAGTTAATATCATTAAGTAATTCTTTGCCTTTATCAGTTAACCAGCTACATCTTGCGGTTGTTCCGTGTTCGGATAATCCTTCGTGGTATGACCAATAGCTTAAGAACATATAATTCATATCTTTATAATCACCCCATTCTTGGTTATCTAATTTTTGCAAAAAGTCTCTAATATATGTCATTACAGCATCAGGGTCTCCACATCCGCAAAAGTGTAATACTTCGGTTTGTAAAAATCCCTTTTTGCTTTGGTGCGATACTCCATTTTCATCAATATAAGGGTATTCTGAAACATCTTGTAATACTAATTTATCAATCATAATCGGTTAACGTTAAATATTTTTAATATGTCGATTTTTTACTATCCTGAAGCTTTGATAGCTGCTATATTTATTCTTTCGATACAAGTCTCGATACTCACCTTCCGTTATGAAATATGCCTCTTCCTGCGTTTTCACATACCTCATGTGAAAGAAAAATCTTTTCATAAACTGCGATACGCTTAAAAGATCACCAGCCTTCATAATTCAACAACGCCCTTTCTGTTTTCGTAAACTGCATTTATATCAACAGGCGGCTCCCCCTGATCGAGGTATTCTGCAATAGCATTTATCAGCGCACTTACCCCATCTACCTTATCCTTCGCCTTACTTTTATCGATACGAATATTGTTATTTGTATCCCGCTTTATCATTACATTTGAAATCATCCACCTCAGCACCGGATTACCATTATGCCGGATCCGTTTTTCTGATGTCAAATTATAAAGTGTTTTAGTTGGCTCTGAAAGCGTGCTCATGTATTGAGTAACTTTGCTTGCTTTTTTATCAACATCAAAACCTTTTTTGCCTAAATCCACAATGGTTTTTTTCGAGTTCCATTCATCATATCCAAGTTTGAGGATATTATATTTTGTGCCTAACTCTACAATTTTTTCAATGACATCATCATCATCAACTGTATTGCCTTGCACGATAGTTACATATCCTTCGTTTGCCCATTTACGGTAAGGGACTTTTTCGATTTTCTTTTTAACCGTTTCTTCGGGAATCCAGAAATATGTAATTATCTCAATGTAATTTCCGTTTTCAATTATGCCAACTAAGGCCGTGATGTCATATTTCTCTGATAAATCCATCCCCAAAAAAATACTTTCCCCGGTTAAATCATCCTCGCATTTTCCCACACAGGCCATCCAGTCCTCGTCTTTTATCCAGACGGTAGGAGCATCTACCCACAGATTTAGATTTTTTGTTTTAAAATTTACCTCCTCGGTGCCTCCGTTGTTTTTTGCGGAAATAAATTCCTGCCTCAAATAGTCAATGTTTACACTCACATTAA